CTGGGAACAAAAAATTGGCAAGACCAGCGGCGAGATTTCCAGCACAGTGTTTGCTAACGGCTGGAACACCGTGGTCAAAAAATCCAAGATGCGTGCCGACAAAGTTGGCGTAGATCACATCGATCCTGTGTTGGTCGACATCGCAAAAGAATTTCCTGTGCTCTGGAGTGGATCGATCACGCCCTGACATCATGGACAGCAAACAACAACGGATCCTGGCTCGACAACAACAACAGGAGCGTCGATCAACACAGGATGTGGCCTGCGTGATACATGGCAATCTCTATTCCTGGGACTATGTGGAAAGATTGTATCACATGGTGACTACCAATCTCGCCTGCCCGGTGCGATTCCATGTGTTCACTGAGCACGATCGGCCAGTACCGGCCACCATGATCAAGCACATCCTACAGGATTGGCCTGGCATAGCGGGACGCAAGAAAGCCTGGTGGTACAAGATGCAGATGTTTGACGGGCAGCACATCCAGGGCCGCGTTTTGTACTTTGATCTTGATGTTGTGATAGCGCGGTCCATAGATTGGATGCTGGCCCTGCCCGCCGAATACTTCTGGACCGTAAGAGATTTCAGGCATCTCTGGCGGCCCAGCTGGCGCGGCATCAATTCCAGTGTAATGCTGTGGGATACCGTGAGATATCGCTGGATCTGGCAGGATTTTTGTCAGCACAACATCGCAGCGGTCACGCGGCAATTCCATGGAGATCAGGATTATCTCAACTCAGTGCTCACAGATCGGCATCTGCGTTTCATGCCCGAGCATTTGATCAAGAGCTGGCGCTGGCAGATCAAAGATGGCGGCATGGACATGCGCACCCGGGTGTACCGTAGGCCCGATGCTGGATCGGTGCTGGATCCGGATACCTCAGTGATGATCTTTCACGGATCACCCAAACCGCATGAAGTGCAGGATCCTGTGATCACTAGCCTATGGAGCCGATCATGAGCGTTCTAATGGGACCAGAAAGCCAAGCCATGTGCGCCAACTGGCGCCTTGGTCCCGATGACGATCCGGGACTGTTTGATACCAGTGCATGTGATTGCACATCCAAGGAATTTGTGCTGGCCACGGTGTTCAGTCTACACTGGCATTTGCTTACCGATGCGCCAGATGGCATCCATAATTTGTTGCATGCTGTGACCATGGGCAGAGCGGATCGGGCCCACAAAACACATCTCGAACAGCTGGCACAGATCTTGGGTGGTCAGTTGCATGTGACCTGCAGGAGCATAGATAGCACAGGTCTAGTAAGCAGGAACACAGTAGCCTTGCCAGGATCGTGGCAACACTATCAAGGCATCAAAATGTTGTTGATCTACAGAGGACGACTTTACCAGGAAACCGGATGGCATTTATGGACCCAGAATGTGCTGTATGATCTTGACAACAGCACAATGTTGCAACATCTGGAACATATAGCGGTGGTGCAAGACGTTATGGATTTTGATTTTGTGACTTGGCCAGCGCATCGGGTGATCTGTGACCATGAACAGTTCCGGGTACCGCGAAATCATGTAATGATACACGGTAATCATGTGCAACAACCTAAAGCGCACACACCATTCGAGTTGCTGAGCGTGTGGGGCAGTCTGGATCGCGGCCTAGATCCGTTGGATTGGGCTAATCGTATTGCACTAGGTAACCCTTGCCCCCCTGATCTGATAGGCCATACATCAGCATGGTACAACTGCAGTGATGTTAACAACATCACACACGGTGGGATCTCGTGGATGACCTGTGGTGGCCGTTATCAGCAAAAGCATAGCCTGGGCATAAAAATAACCCAATCCACCTAGTTTGTCCGCAAAACATAAATAATGTTGGAGACGATCTATGCCTACCAAACAAATCAAACTAACTTACCAAGCTTCACCCGCAACCGGACAAGATGTCACGTTGGTGATATCTGTGGATAGCACGGTGAAATTGGACCAAACTGTGCCTGCCGTGGGCACTGCAGAACAAGGTGTCGCGGACCCCAGTGGATCCGTTGAATTTGATCTAGATGTAGCATCGGCTACAGCCACCCAGCAGGCTGATGATCATGTTTTTTCTATAACTGCTACCAACGGTCGTGTCAAGATAGAAACCGTCGCTGCTAATTTCGTAGTGGGATTTGATCCCATCGCCAACTCAGCAGTGGCCGGCGATGCAGCCAGCTTCCGGACATGCGATATTGTCAGCCAACCTTTGTGGAATGGCGTGAATGATGGCAGATACAATATCATTTACCACCGTGGCCCCGCCCAGATAACTGGTCCTGGGGAAATTTTAATCTTGCCCGGTGAAACGGTGGTGTTTACTGCGTCGGTACCAAGATTCAATGACAGCCTGCCGTTACCGTCCTAAGTGGCATCTGAGGCAAAAAACCCTGCTGTAGGCAGGGTTTTTTATGGTTGACAAGAAATTGTTGTCCATATAACATCATAATCAAAGTGGCAGCATATACTCCGACCTTGGCGCATCCAGGGGAGCAAAAGCATAAAACCTAAGTCCGGGTTCATGGATCTGCAAGTAAGTGCTTGCTAACCAAGCGTTTCCGGGCTGGTTGACCAAAAATAACCATTTTCGTATAATAATTAAACAATAACACATAGGAGCCTAGCAATGACTCGAGTACTCATCCGAAATGGTGAATATCGCAAACAAGACGTCAGCGGCATGCAGTTCACTCTGGTGCGTGATTTCACCTCAGACGCCCGCGGCGGGAATGTAGTGGTAAGTAATGATGGTGTTTTTCCGGGTATGCCAGATCAGATCCGCATCCGGGTAGATTCTATCGAAGACATAGTGATCACTGGAGACCGCGCGGTGTCTAAACAAGACAAAGTAGTAGAATTCGTCAAGCCCCAAGAGACCGACGAACAGGTAATGGACCGTATCGAAAAACGATTCTCGATCCTGGACGATATGACCAAAGCGGCCATCGCTGGTGACATCCGCGCCATGATCGTTGTGGGCCCTCCCGGAGTTGGCAAGAGCTACGGTGTGGAATATCAGTTAGAGAAGGCTGGCATGTTTGACCAGATCTCCGGTAAGAAGATCAAGTACCAAGTGATCAAGGGTGCAATGACTCCCATCGGCCTGTACTGCACGCTGTACAAAAACTCAGATCCGCGCAATGTCCTGGTGTTTGACGACTGTGACTCGATCCTGTTGGACGACTTAGCACTGAACATCCTCAAAGCCGCACTGGACTCTGGAAAAAAACGCAGGATCCACTGGAACGCGGACTCCGCCATGTTGCGTCGTGAGGGTGTGCCTGACGCGTTCGATTTTAAAGGCTCGGTTATCTTTATCACGAACCTGAAGTTCGACCATCTCAAGAGCAAAAAACTGCAGGACCATTTGGAGGCCCTGCAATCACGCTGCCACTTCCTGGATCTTACCCTGGACACCACGCGCGACAAGATCCTGCGCATCCGCCAGATCTTCCGTAAAGGCGACTTGTTCCAGGACTATGAACTCACACCCGAGCAGGGCGAAGAGATCGTACAGTTCATGCAGGACAATCATGCCAAGCTCCGAGAGATTTCATTGCGCATGGCTCTCAAGCTGGCGGACCTGACCAAGATTGGCACCAACTGGCGTGCGCTGGCTGAGAGCACCTGCATGAGACATGGTTGAGTAGTACCCGGATCGCCAACCTAGTCTAGCTCCTAGGCGATCTGTTTTAGAGGAACCCATAAAACGGTTCCTCTTTTTTTGACCTGCATCCCAAGTCATGCTATGCTTATAAATATCGATCTATCATATAATGCCACTCTGTTTCGCTCCTTGGTCAAATCTTGACATCAGTCCGCAAGGCACTATCAGCGCTTGTTGCAAGTTCCGTCATGAGCATTACGCAGACCCGCCTTTGAACATTAAAACAGCCAATTTGACAGACTATCAACAGAGTGAGACCTTGCGGATAGTCCGGAAGGACTTTACAAATGGTCAATGGCCATTGGGCTGTGAACGATGCCGCATCGAAGAAGAAAACGGAGTGCGGAGCAAAAGACAACTTGACTACGATCGCTGGACGAATCAGTATCAGCAATACGACATAGACCACGGCGGCCTACTCACAGCCAGTGTAGCGTTTGGCAACACTTGTAATTTAACTTGCATCACTTGCGGCCCCAGTGCCAGCAGTCGATGGCAACAAGAACACTATCAATTATTCCAAAAGGATGTATCTCCGAATCATTTTTATCGACATGGCTTTGTGGACGAACTTTTGGAAATGTCTCCGGAAATTATCCACTTAGACATTCCGGGTGGAGAACCTTTTTTGTCTGGGGTAAAACAACAACAAGAACTGTTGGAAAAATTGATAAACCAAGGGCGTGCCAAACAAATCGGCATACATTATACCACTAATGCCACGGTGTGGCCAGATCAAAGTTGGTGGAACCTATGGGATCATTTCCAAGAAATAGACATGCAACTCAGCATAGATGGCGTGGGATCTCGATTCGAGTATATAAGATATCCTGCAAATTGGAATGATGTGACCAACCATGTGCAGAAATATCTGCTGGAAGAAAAGCAAAGATCAAATTTCCGTATCAGTGTAAGTTATACAGCCAGTGCTTACAACATTTATTATCTGTCTGAATTTTTGGACTGGTGCACCGCTCAAGGGTTACCCAGACCTTGGATAGGCCGAGTACACGATCCGATACACATGCGGCCAAGCGTTTGGCCAGATGCTGCAAAACAGTGTATAATAAACAAACTACGACAAGGCAACAACCATGCTCAAACATGGGCCGGATTGATCGCTAACACCGATGACAGCAAACATTTTGATTTATTTTGCCAAAGATTGGCATGGCATGATCAATACCGTGGCTTAGATTTTAAAAAAACTTTCCCTGAAATGGCCATTTTCTTATGAGACAAGCACGATTGATCATCCGCGACGAAGTTAACGTCAAGATCGAAGGGCTGGAACTTGATGCTAGGCGTGCCCTGGTCAACAAATTTAAATACGACGTGCCCTACGCTCGCTATCTTCCTGCGGTGCGACTGGGACGCTGGGACGGCAAGGTCAGTTTCTTTCAACTGGGCGGCAGCACTTATGTGAATCTCTTGCCCGAGATCATTCCCATTCTACAAGAATACGACTACGATATCGAACTGGATGATCAGCGCGAATATCGGACCACTTTTGAGTTCACGCCGGTAGAAGAAAACACATTTGCCGAATATGCCTGGCCCCGAGGACATCCTCAAGCCGGCGAACCAGTCACGCTCCGTGACTATCAGATCGAGATCGTCAACAATTTTTTATCTAACCCGCAATGCATACAGGAAGTGGCCACTGGTGCTGGCAAGACTGTGATGACCGCGGCCTTGAGCCATGCTGTCACACCCTATGGCCGTAGCATTGTCATAGTGCCCAACAAGAGCCTTGTGACGCAGACTGAAAAGGACTATGTGAATCTCGGGCTAGACACCGGGGTGTTCTTTGGTGACAGGAAAGAGTTCGGTCGCCAGCACACCATCTGCACCTGGCAGAGCCTAAACGTGCTGCTCAAGAACACCAAGAACCAATCCGCAGACATCACCATGGGCGAGTTCCTGGAAGGAGTGGTATGCGTGATCGTGGACGAGGTACACATGGCCAAGGCCGACGCACTAAAAACTCTGCTCACGGGCGTGATGTCGCAAGTGCCGATCAGATGGGGTCTTACAGGAACTGTACCCAAAGAAGATTTTGAGTTCCAAACCATACATGTGAGCCTAGGTCCGGTGGTATCGAGACTGGCCGCGGCCGAGCTACAGGATCGTGGCGTGCTGGCGCAGTGCCATGTAAACATCGTGCAGTTGGTGGATCATGTGGAGTACACGAACTATCAAAGCGAGCTAAAATATCTCTTGGAAGAATCTGGCAGGCTAGACACCATGGCTTCGGTGATACGCGAAGTCAACCGCACTGGAAACACCTTGGTCTTGGTGGATAGGATCTCAGCAGGACAGGAGCTGGTTTCACGGCTGGGCGATCGCGCGGTATTCGTATCGGGTGCTACCAAGGCCCAGGACAGACAGGACGAGTATGATGCGGTGGCAGAGTCCTCAGACAAGATCATTGTTGCAACATATGGGGTGGCTGCTGTGGGCATCAACATTCCCAGGATCTTCAATCTCGTGCTCATCGAGCCGGGAAAGAGTTTCGTCAGGGTTATCCAAAGTATTGGACGCGGGATCCGCAAGGCAGAGGACAAAGACTTCGTGCAGATCTGGGACATAACCTCCACCTGCCGGTTCGCCAAGCGCCATCTCACCAAGCGCAAGGCCTACTACAAAGAAGCACGCTATCCCTTTACCCAGGAGAAACTAGAGTGGCAGACTTGACTTTTAGTCATTGTTTCTATAAACTCGTCACATGCGCATACTCACACTAGAAAATAAGTTTTACGATCTCGATCATTTGCCCGACGAAGTGGATGACATGAGATTCGCGATATTTGATAACTCAGATCCTCACAATCCTGACTATCATTACATACCTTTGATCTTCTTGGAAAGTTTTTCTGCACCGGCCCTGGTGCTGCGCATCGGCGAAGCAGAGATACGCATGCCCATGGATTGGCAGGTCCTGATCGGTGAGCCGGATCTGGGCGATCTCGAAATGCTGCCTCTCACATCTATCAATGATCGTGGATTCCGGGTGTTCCAGTTCAATCCTCTCACCAGTTTCCGCCCCAGCTTCCTTGACATCGAAATCATGGATGTTTACCATGAAGTGACCTGGTATGCACCCAAACTCAAGAATGGTCAGATGCTGGCTGTACCACTGACCGACGAATCAGAACCAGACTGTGTTTACTTCGTGAAAGACATCAGCCGTAATTGCGAGATAGTGGATTACAACCGAGCATGGTAGCAGACAAACTTTCTATTCGAAATGAGATGCGCGAATTTGATGCCAAAAATCGTGAGTTCTATGATGAACTCACTGACGAGGAACGCAAAAAGTTTTCAAACTATCTCATGATACGTTGGGGTTCTGCTGTGCGAGGATCTCAGGAACTGCAGGAATTTTATGTGATCGCTACAAACGAACGATTGAACCGACACTTCTTCGCTGTGAATCGGCATCCCAAACTGCAATGGCTCATGGCCACCGCAGTGAGTCCAGGTCTAGGAGCACAGGATCATGTCTGGATCGCGCCCAAGAAAAAAGAAACCGGCAGCAACGAAGTCAAAAAGCTGTTGCTGGATATATATCCTGCCATGAAAATACAGGACATAGAGACCCTGTCAGCACTGGTGGACAAGAAAGAACTGCGAGAATATCTCAGTGAGCACGGAAATCAAGACTGAACACGCGTTCGTCTGCCAATATTGTGAAAAAACATTCCGCCGTGAATCCAGCCTGGCTGTGCACCTCTGCGAGCCCAAACGCAGACATCAGGAGCGCGATGAACGAGGAGTACAGCTAGGCCTGCAGGCCTATCTCCGTTTTTACGAGATCACCCAAGGATCAGTCCGGCTCAAGACCTTTGATGATTTTGCTGCCAGCCCTTACTACAGGGCGTTCGTGAAGTTCGGTCGGTATTGCGTGGCCATCAGATCAGTGAACACAGCCAGATTCATCGATTGGGTGGTCGGACAAAACAAGAAGATCGATCATTGGTGTCGAGATTCTGTGTACACAGAGTACCTTACCGAACATGTAAGATCCGAAGCTGCAACCGATGCCCTGGGCCGGGCACTGGAGACCGCCATTGACTGGGCCGATCAGACCGGCAATCCTGATC